TTACCCCGACAGACTGGCAAAACTACTTGTGCTATTATTTATATGGCGTGGACAGCAATGTTCCAGCCAGACCAAACTGTCGAAGTAGCATGTCGTGTAAACCGCGACTCGATAGTAATACTATCCGCTATTCGTTACCTTTGGGAAATGTGCCCAGAACATATTCGCGGCGATATCAAGGTTATGAATAAAAGAGAAATATGCTTTAGTAACGGCTCGAGCATAACAGCAGCACAGGCTAGTTTGTTAGTACCGCACGCCATAAAGCCTTCGCTGTTATATTGTGACGAAATGGCATATATTGATGAAGCAGTAGTAGATAATTTTCAAGATCATCTACCGGCAGTAGTAGCAACTCCTGGTCGTATAATAATTTCGTCTACTTGGAATCCAAATGCCAGAGCATTTACTTCGATGTGGAAAGACGCAATCGCTGGTAAAAATGGATTTGTTGGATTCACTATACCATGGGATGCACATCCGCAGCGTAACGAGGAGTGGAAGAAAGAACAAATACAACGTATTGGCGTAGAGAGTTTCGAGCGAGAGTACTTATATGTCTAAAGCACTCGACGGTGTATTAATAAAGAAAGCCCATACACAGGACCAATACACTGAAATTCAGGTTGAGGAACTTATCAAGTGCATGGATCCCGAAACTGGATATTTGTATTTTGCAAGAAACTTTGCGTATATTCAGCATCCGGTGCATGGCAAGCTTTTATTTGAACCGTTTGATTATCAAGTGGAGCTTATGGAAAGCTACCACACGCATCGTTTTAACATTAATATGTTACCACGGCAGACTGGTAAAACTACTTGTGCTGCTGTGTACCTTACGTGGTTTGCGATGTTCCATCCAGACCAAACTATACTAATAGCAGCACACAAACACTCCGGTGCATTAGAAATTATGCAGCGTGTTCGTTATATCTACGAATTATGCCCGGATCACATTCGTGCTGGTGTTGTAGGATATAACAAAGGAAGCATTGATTTTGAAAACGGCTCGCGTTTAGTATCAGCAACAACTACTGATAATACCGGACGCGGTATGTCTATATCATTACTATACTGCTTAGATGGCGACACAACGTCGGTTCGAATTCGCAACAAGCAAACGTTAGTTGAAGAAGATATTACCTTACGGGATCTATATATTAAACTACATAATCCTACTAACATAATAACATAATCGTGTGACGAGTTTGCATTTGTATAAATACAGTATGAATAAAATAGAAGAATTTAAGCGACGGAACAGGAAAAGGAATTCTCACTTATATGCTACTAACTTAACAGCAGGCACGGATTACATATTATGTCCTGCTAGTAACGAGCGACTAAGTATGATTAAAAGTTCCTACATTGAGCGTGTGTTGTGCATGAGTGTGGACGACTACGATAAACAGTATCCGGGCGTTCGCGGAGTTAGCAGAGCAAGAAGGGCTAATATTAAAAAAGGACTAAACGCAGTTGATAGCACATCAGGATTATCTACATACGAAAAATCACAGGTTAATGCACAAAAAACGTTAGCCAAGCTTGACGAAAACGGCATTAGCGGATACGCGAAAAAAGGACAAAAAACCCGCGCAACTCATATGTGTAATATTAACAAATACGGCCAAAATGGATATTCTCAATTAGCAACTCGCGCAATTATAAAGGGCAACGCAACTAAGGCTAAAAACGGACTTATATTAGATCCATCACACAGAAATGAGTTTTATCGTTACAAGTCAGTAGTAACTTATATTACTGAGCGATATAGATCAGAAATTACAGCCGGTTATAAAACAGGCCTTGCAGGTACCCCGGGCGCATATCATATTGATCATATGTTTTCTATAATGCAAGGATACAAAGAACAAATTAGTCCGTTGTTGATCGGAAGTAAGTACAATCTACAAATGTTACCGTGGAAAGAAAATCTATCAAAGCACAGTTCGTCGCATATAACATTAAATGCACTAATGGATAGCGCTAGGTATACCGCGGAACAATCACTGTTAGAGTACGCGATGTTTGCTAACATGATAGCCGATGACATACGAGCGGTATCGCCTGTTAGCGGAGCAAAATTAGTAAGGGTATTTAATGAATCAAATATACGCAAGTAATACAGAGTACGAAATACTAACTCCGAGCGGATGGGAAGACTTCGAGGGCATATTCTTAAATGAAAATGCAAATAAAGAATCGTGTAAGGTAACATTCACTGATGAAACTTTTGTCACAGCAACTTTAGATCATAGATTTTTTATAAACGGTATAGAGACAAAAGTAAAGGACATCAAAGTAGGAGCGGAATTAGACTCGCACGATACTGTTAAAATAGTTGCTAATTTAGCATACTCAGTACTAGCGGACACATACGAAATTTTTAATGCAGAAAACCACGTAATACTTGCTAATAATATTAATTCGCACCAATGCGATGAGTTTGCGTTCGTTGAAGCAAACATGGCAGAAGAATTTTGGACATCTATATCGCCTACACTAGCAACTGGTGGACGCGCAATTATTACGTCAACACCGAACTCGGACGAAGATACGTTTGCGACAATATGGAAAGGTTCAATTGATAGGTTTAGTGCTACTGGCGAAGAGCAAGTATTAGGAGCTAACGGGTTCTTTGGATTCACTATACCATGGGATGCACATCCGCAGCGTAACGAGGAGTGGAAGAAAGAAGAAATACAACGTATTGGCGTAGAAAGATTTCGACGCGAGTACAACTGTGAATTCTTAGTATTTGACGAAACACTTATTAGCTCGGTTAAACTTATTGAGATGGAAGGTTCTGAACCTTTGTTTAATACAGGAACTGTGCGGTGGTATAAGAAACCAAGTGCATCCTACATGTACGCAATTGCTCTTGATCCCTCTATGGGAACCGGTGGCAATCATGCCGGTTTACAAATTTTTGAATTGCCCACATACGAACAAGTCGGCGAATGGCAAGACAACATGTCTGATATCCCGTCTCAAATTAGAGTAATGCGCGATGTATGTATCTATATTTCAGAAGTGTGCGGAACCGGCGGATCTAATGTATTTTGGTCTGTTGAAAATAACGGACTCGGCGAAGCTGCTTTGATTGTTATTGCAGATATTGGCGAAGAAAATATACCAGGCATCTTTATGTCAGAGCCTATGCGAAAAGGGCACGTTCGTAAGTTTCGAAGAGGATTCAACACAACACACTCAACAAAAGTATCAGCTTGTTCGCGTCTGAAGACATTTGTCGAGCTAGGCAAAATGGCATTAAAAAGCAAGCCGTTAATTTCAGAACTAAAAACATTCGTCGCAGCAGGCGCAAGTTATTCAGCTAAGAACAACGGAAAAGACGACCTAACATCAGCACTGTTATTAATAATAAGGATGATAGTAGTTATGAAAGATTGGGATCCTAGGATTTATAACACGTTTGTTCAAGCTGAAATTGAAGACGGGTATGAACCTCCTATGCCTATATACATAAGCAACTACTGATAAATATAGTATGAGAAATTTAAACGGAATAGGCGAAGAACTTTTTAACAAAATACGCGGGCGGTTTTCTAATGTTACTATTGGCGACCAAGATGCAAACATTGTTGATGATCCATCGCAGGCACGATTTATAGAATTTGAATACAAAGAAGCAGAACGCAGCTTTGGTAAAGTGTCAGTTAGCTTGTCGGAAGAAAACGGCGTAGTGATAACATACGGCGAAGATTTTATTGGAGACGATAACGACTATGCAAACAACGGATGGTTTGACTTTTTGCGCGAACTCCGTAGCTTTGCTAAAAAGCGATTAATGAAATTTGATATAAGAGATATTAGCAAGTCTAACTTGCAGAAGAGGGATTATAAGTTCCTGGCTAAAAACAACGGAGAAGCAACAATGAGCGAGTCAAAGTTTTACGGAACTGCACGCAAAAGTTATCAGAAAGTTGGCGAAGCAAAGGTTGTTATAAACCACAGCAGACCAATTGACGCAGCAGTACCAGGAGCGCGATCGCGCGCAGTAGGAACTATTTTTATTGAAAGCCCAACTGGCGAAAGATTTAAGTATCCTTACAAACACCTAAATGGTGCTCGCGCTATGGCACGTCACGTAAGCGAAGGCGGCATTGCGTACGACGACTTTGGTAAGCATATTGTGTCATTGAGCGAAGAACTTAGCAAACTTGGTAAATTTAAATCATATCTTGGACGTTCGAAGGTAATGGCCGAAAGCTTAAGTGGCTACATGGATGTAGTATACGAGCGCATTGCGGACATTAAGAAACGCACTACTAAACTTCAAAACGAGTCATATTACAAAGAAGCATACGAAGGATTTGAACCTGTTATATTAGAAAATGTACCCAGTGAAGTAGAATCGGATTGGGTAGACCAGCTTACTATTAAGCAATTTAACGAAGAACTTAAAGATGTATTTCCTTACATATACGGATTAGTTAGCGAGCATAGACGTGTAGTAGCACTATCTCCAGAAGATATGATGTCAGAGTCGGATTGCGGATGCGAACCAGGATGCGATTGCGATGCTTGTACAGAAGAAGCAGCAGCTACAGGAACAAAAAACAAGGGCAAAAAGCACCCGCGTGATTGGCCAAAAAGTACGCCAGAAGCACAATTTGAGCAAGGCTTAGAAGACGCAATGGGCAACTTCTCAGAAAAGACAGTGCCGCCTACTGACATGGAAAGATTTAGTGATGGCGACCCTAATCCTGCAGAAGATTTACGTCCTGCTATAGCAGAGCTAATTAGTGATAATCCAAAAGCTACTCCGGGGGAACTAGTAGAGCTAGTTGCTAGAGCCACCGAAGTTAGAGAATATTTATTATTTGACATGAGCAAATTTAAAACTGATATACTTCCCATTTTGCACGACGAACTTAAAAAGTTTCAGCAAAGCGAAGATGACGGGGACCCCGGCGAATACGATGAGCCAAGTGACCAAGACCACGACGACTACGGACACGATCACGGCTATTCGAGCGACGACGAAGAAGGCGAATGGGATTTGGACGACAGCGAATTTGATGACTTCATGAACCAGGGCGCCGACGACCAACAGAAAGAACCACCTAAGCCAGAAGTTCCATTAAGTGAATACATATTATCAATGTATGATAGAGAAACAAGTAAGTTTCCAAAAGGCGAAACTGCTATATTAACAGCAGTTGAAAAGGATTACGGCGAGCAGTATATTGAACCTGCTAAACAATTTATAGAAAAAGTTTATAGTACAACTGAAGCATTTAACGGTGCAGAGTCAGTTGGAAGTTATACTCCTCAAATGGAGTTAGAATCAATTAGGTTATTGTCTGGACTTGGTACATCTAAGCTCATATAGTAACTCATTGAATTTGTTCAGTTTTTCCGAAATAATTCGGTTGACGGAATAAATAATACCGTGTAGTATGTACATGTGCTACTACACATTAGGCACTTAAAAATAAAAACATAGAATAGGCAAACTAGGAGGCATTAAACTATGGCTACATTAGCAGAAATCAGAGCGAAGCTCAAGGAACAAGAAGCAAATTCAGGCGGCAATCGCGGCCCATCAGACAACGCAGTATATCCATTCTGGAACATGGACGAAGGCAACTTATCACAAGTACGCTTCCTTCCAGACGGCGACTCATCTAACGATTACTTTTGGAAAGAAAGACTAATGATCAAATTACCTTTTGCTGGTATAAAAGGTGACACTGATTCACGTCCTATTATAGTTCAAGTTCCGTGCATGGAAATGTATGGCGACACTTGCCCTGTACTTACCGAAGTACGTCCTTGGTTTAAGGATAAGTCATTAGAAGACATGGGCCGTAAGTATTGGAAAAAGCGTTCTTATATTTTCCAAGCGCTTGTTACTGAAAGTGGCATTAAAGAAGACACAGTTCCGGAAAATCCAGTTCGTAGATTAGTAATTGGTCCTCAGATCTTTACACTAATTAAAGATGCATTGCTGGATCCAGAACTTGAAGAAATCCCAACAGACTACACCGGCGGCTTAGACTTTACCATAAAGAAAGGTAGCAAAGGTGGTTATGCAGACTATTCTGCTTCCAAGTGGGCACGACGCGAGCGTCCGCTTACTGACGAAGAAATGGCTGCTGTTGAAACACACGGGCTATTAAACTTGTCTGACTTTATACCAAAGAAGCCAGACGAAGCAGCAGTTGCAGTGATCAAGGAAATGTTCGAAGCATCAGTTGACGGTGACGTTTACGATCCAGATAAGTGGGGACAATATTTCCGTCCTGCAGGAATGGCAAAAGCTACTGGTGATCCAGTAACGCCCAAAGCAGATACTCCTGCGCCTAAAGCAGATACTCCTGAACCCAAGCAAGAGAAAGTAGAAGCGCCTGCACAGGAAGGTAAATCAGAGGAAACTCCTCCGTTTAAAGTTGACGAAAAGAAGGCAGACACCGGCGACGATAGTGCCAAGGATATCCTTGCAATGATCCGCAGCCGTCAAACTGGCTAAACAATATCCGGAAGGGCCTAAAAATCCTTCCAATCTTTTTCTTTATTAGGAGACCTAAATGGCGACTAAATCGTTTGACCCCTCTAAGTTCCGAAAGGGCTTAACAAAATCTATACCAGCAATGAGCGCTGGATTTCACGATCCAACTGACTGGATCTCAACGGGCAATTATGCCCTTAACTACTTAATTAGCGGCGACTTTAATAAAGGTGTTCCGTTAGGCAAAGTGTCAGTGTTTGCAGGCGAGTCGGGCTCAGGTAAGTCTTACGTTGCAGCAGGCAACATTGTCAAGTCCGCGCAAGAGCAAGGCATCTTTGTTATCTTAATTGACACCGAGAATGCGCTTGACGAATCGTGGCTACAAGCATTAAAAGTTGATACTTCTGACAGTAAAATGTTGAAGCTAAACATGGCAATGATAGACGACGTAGCTAAAACAATTTCAACTTTTATGAAGGATTACAAAGAGTTGAATGAAGAAGATAGACCTAAGGTCTTATTTGTAGTTGACTCTCTTGGAATGCTTATGTCCCCAACTGAAGTTAATCAGTTTGAATCAGGTGATATGAAAGGTGATTTTGGTCGTAAGGCTAAAGCACTAAAAGCACTTGTTACTAACTGTGTTAATATGTTTGGTGCATTTAACGTAGGCATGGTTGCTACTAACCATACTTATGCATCACAAGACATGTTTGACCCAGATGACAAGATATCAGGCGGTTCTGGTTTTGTTTATGCTTCTTCCATTGTAGTTGCTATGAAGAAGTTAAAGCTAAAAGAAGACCTTGATGGTAAGAAAACATCAGCAGTTAACGGTATCCGCGCAGCGTGCAAAGTAGTAAAAACACGTTACTCTAAACCGTTTGAAAATGTACAAATTAAAATTCCTTATTCAACAGGCATGGATCCGTATAGTGGGTTAGTTGACATGTTTGAAAAGCAAGGAATAATTGTGCAGCAAGGCAACCGTTTGAAGTACATTGATGAGAACGGCGAAGAACATCTTGCATATCGCAAACAATGGACTGGCGCTATGTTAGATATGGTCATGTTAGAATACGCCGTACGCATAGAAAAACTAAATACCGGGGAGATTACAGCAATAGAGGAACCGGCAATAGATGAATGAAAATAACGTAGCAGAAACTTGGATGCTGTTTAGAGAGTACATAGACTCTAAACAAATTGAGATAGCCGCAGAGAAGTATATCGATCTGTGTGCTGATCAAGGCATCGACGATCAAACTATGATAGCATGTATCGGAACTGATGCTCCGCTAGACCAAGCAGTTCGATACTACCTGGATCTAGACGAAGACGAAGACGAAGAGGATTGACACATGATCGGTGATTACCCTGTACAAATACTATCCATGGCTCGAAGTGGTAGCACAGCGTATTTACAGTACAGGGTAATCACCGACGGGCATGGTTGTATAAGTAATAGCGATGACGACATAGTATGGCACACTCTTGAATCGTTAACTAAATTTTCTGAATTTATATTTAATAAAGCTATTTTTTTAAACAAGAATAATTCTGCTAATTATAAATTAGACCTATTAGAAAATAAAAAAGAAAAAGGAATACATTTTTGCAATAAAATATTTCTTGGAGAGGATATATCTTTTTCTAACGATAAGTTGTTACAGTATCTTAATACGTATGAAGTTCATATACTAACAAGAGATCCCTTTGCAACATTCATAAGTACTATGTATCAGCACTATAACAATTGGAAACTTTCAAATATATTTGATAAACCTACACAGTTGCCTGATAATAATATTGAGTACGAACGCAATAATCCTTCTTATTTTGTTTGTGCTAATGATGACATAAGTTGGTGGATGGGCAATTATATAAGATTCAATCAACGAGTAAACTGGTTGTGTAAACACGGATCGTTTGACTATAAAATATTACAGCACGAAACAATACAAAAAGAATACACGCTAGATACTGATATACCTTTCCCCATACCATTGGGTTTTGATTATCAAGAACAATGTATAAATTACGACGAAATTAAAACAGAATTTTACAAAAAATTACACATAGCCGAAAAGGTAAAATAAAATGAATTGGTACTCAAAAGTATCACAGGATCTTAGTAAGATACCTGATGCAATAACCTTTTACGAAAATGAACTAGATGTCGCTCGTTCTGAAACTAGACTAAAGGGAAACGTTGAGAAGGCAGCTTCTCATTTACCAGGAATTGTCGAACAACGGTTCTCTCAGTTACAAGAAATTGAAGCAATATTGAATCACTTAAATATAGAACTACGCAAAGTTAGAAGCAAGCACTTCAGGAAGTATCTTGAAAACTACCAACGCGCACTTAGCAGCAGAGACGTCGAAAAGTACGTTGATGGAGAAAAAGAAGTTGTTGATTATGATCACTTAATAAACGAGTTTGCGTTATTAAGAAACAAGTGGCTTGCTGTATTAAAAGGCTTAGATCAAAAGCAATGGCAGATTACTAATATTGTGAAATTAAGAGTTGCCGGAATGGAAGACGCATCGGTATGATATCAAAAGAATACCTAGCTAGCTTAACTGATCTACACAAGAATAAAGCATTTGGAGCAAAAGGAAAGCTGCCAAAAGAAGTAGTGTCATTGATTGAATCCGGTGACGTCAAGTCGGTACTTGACTTCGGTTGCGGCAAAGGTGCCGCAACAGCAGCAATGAAAGAACACTACCCTGAAATCAAGCTATATTCTTATGATCCGGTCACTTCACCAATTGATCTTCCTACATCAGTTGACTTAATCTTTAGCACTGATGTATTAGAACACGTTGAACCTGAATTATTAGATGTTACATTATTAGATTTATTCAGTCGCGCAAATAAATATCAATATCACCTAATAGCGTGTCACCCGGCAAAAAAACATTTGTCTGATGGCCGCAATGCTCACTTAATTATTGAGAATCCAGATTGGTGGAAAGAAAAGATTATCAAAACCGGATGGAAAATTGAATCAGAAAAAATTGCACAGTACGAGCGGGTGTTAAAAAAGACCAAAAAGCACCTAGTTATAGATGTAGTTAAGTATATAGTACTTCTTTCTAAACCAGAACTTTAAAACGTAAGACACAATATGAAAAAAGTTTACAATTACTGGATGCCCGACACTGATTCGCATTTTGAACGCATGATTACAAAGCGTATACGAAACGGCGGGCCTCCGGAATATCAGGACGATGTAAGAGACGAAGCGTACAAGCACGTAACTGATTTTAATATGTGCCTTGACATTGGAGCTAACGTCGGGCTATACACAAGAGACTTTGCTGCTCATTTTAAATTAGTACATGCGTTTGAACCAATGCAACAAGTGCTTGAATGTTTAAAATTAAACATACCTAACGATAACGTAGTTATTCATGAATTCGGGTTAGGAAGCAAAGAAACAACAGTTGATTTTATATACAATAAAGAAAATACCGGCGCTACGTTCGTTAACGAAGCAACGTTAGGCAACGGCGCAATTCCACTAAAGCAATTGGACAGTTTAAAATTTGACAAAATGGGATTGATTAAGATTGACTGCGAGCGCTACGAACTCGAAATACTTAAAGGCAGTGTTGAAACATTACTTAACTATAAGCCTATTATCATAGTCGAACAACACCCAGATACCGAATATTGCGCTGGCAAGTTTTTAAGAGACCTTGGTGCAAGATACATAACAAACGTCAGAAAGGACTATATATTTGGCTGGTAACTATTTCACTAAGCATGTAACTGGATTAGGCACGCAGAATATATTAGTATTTGCTAGTAGAAATCCCGAGTTCGATCCTCAGCAGACACTAGAATTTCAAAATCTATGTTTGCCTTATTACAAGAACTTTATATTTATTTACGACATGGACCATAACTGGTTTTTGAGTCACGGCGTGGTAGAAATACTGCGCGATATACATGTTGCGTATGGCACACTTGATTTAGTACTTGGGTGCAGTATGGGAGGATGGGGACTGTTGCGGTATCGCGATCACATACCTTCTAAGAAATACGTAGCGTTTTGTCCGCAATCCTTTGTTGACAAAGCTCAGTGGTCGTTGTTTCCTGACCATCACGCCGAATGGGCAAATGATCTAATAAGAACTGACAACCACAGTGCTGTTGAGTTTAAAAACGATAGCAATTTGCAACTGTTGTTCGGAAAGCACCCCGGGGATATTCGTCATTATAAGAACCTCACTAGGCTAGGGTACAACGTAACTATGTTTGATACTACGTCTCACAACGTTGCTGCGTATTGTAAGAGCACAGAGCAGCTGTCTACGATATTATTTACTGATCATATCAGATAAAATACAAGTAACATGAGTCTTACATAAATATCAGTATGGAAACAATTGTACTTTGTACGGACAGCTATAATCCTCTTCACAGCAGACACATTGATTATTTTAACGCCCCGAGCAACATATTGATTGTTGGTGTAACTAATAGTACTTAGATAACGAGAAAAAGGACATACCCTTGGCTGATGTGATAATAAAAATGGGGGATTGGTGGACTATTGATTCTACTGTAGGGAAAGCAGGGGACTATATCCGATCTGATTATTTTCCGTGCATTGAGTCCATTATTGATGCTGCTGCTTGCTGTGAGAAGTTTAATACTGCAATTGACGTCGGAACCTGGATAGGCGATTCTACAGTCGCAATGTCTAAAATTTTTAATAAAGTGATTGGGTTTGAGCCCAACCCAATTATATACAACTGTTGTGTTAGGAACATCAGTGATCGAAACATTACTAATTGTAACATTAACAAAATTGGCCTAAGTAATAAATCTACAGAATTAAATCTTTATACAGGGAAGACTTCTTTTTCTGGCTGGGTCTCTACGAAAGACAAAGCCGAGCAGGTTGCAGTAACTAAGATTACTAAAATACAAACTAACACACTAGACTCTTATGGATTCACAGATATTGATTTTATTAAAATAGACGTCGATAGCCACGAAGGATTTTTAATACTAGGTGCTTTTGATTTTTTTAAAAATAACTCCCCAGTAATAATGCTTGAAAATAAGGTAAGCATCCACAAAGTCAGGCAGCCAGCCAACATGCCCGACCCAATTGCATTATTAAAAAGTTACGGATATACTATACATGCTAAGGTCGGCAAGCACGATTTTGTATTGGTTAAGAAATAACTTATGGAAACAATAGTTCTAGTATCAGGCGGGTTTGATCCTCTTCACAGCGGACACATTGATTATTTTAAAGCTGCTAGTGCATTAGGCGATAAATTAATTGTTGGTGTTAATAGCGACTCTTGGTTAACAAGAAAAAAAGGTAGGCCATTTATGCCCGGTACCGAGCGCGTGTCTATTATACAAAATTTACAAATGGTAGAAGGGTGCGTATTGTTTAACGACAACGATAACTCTTCTAAAGAAGCAATTAATAATGTAAGAACACTCTATCCTACCGCGCATATTATATTTGCTAACGGCGGAGACAGAACCGGCGACAATATTCCTGAAATGGATGTTATTGATACTAATCTTTCATTCGCATTTGGCATCGGCGGCGCAAATAAAAAGAATTCGTCGAGTTGGATTCTTAAAGAATGGAAAGCGCCTAAAACTACTAGACCTTGGGGACATTACCGAGTGATACACGAGTATGACCAGCACACTAAAGTAAAAGAATTAATTGTAAGGCCTGGCAAGTCGTTAAGCATGCAACGGCACAAGATGCGTTCCGAGCACTGGTTTGTGGCAGAAGGCACAGCTACAGTTAATACAATAAACAAACGCGGTGACCTTGAAAGGTACGGCACATTTAAAGAACACACAAGTCTACACATACCCACAGGCATGTGGCACCAACTCGCTAACAAAAGCGATACATTGCTAAAGTTAGTTGAGGTACAATACGGTCAGGACTGCGCGGAGTCAGATATTGAAAGGAAATAAAGATATAAGACGGGCACCGCTAACTGTTTATATTGGATGGGACAGCCGCGAAGACATAGCGTATCAGGCGTGTAAACAAAGCATTATAGACAACAGTAAAATGCGAGATATTACTATTGTGCCTCTTAAGCAACCGGCGCTTCGAAGAAAGAAAATATATAACCGACCGGCAGATACATTAAGTAGTACAGAGTTTACATTCACTCGATTCCTTGTACCGTACCTAAATAAGTACACAGGGTGGGCAATTTTTGTAGATTGTGATTTTATATTCGAGACTGATATACGTGATGCATTACAAGAAGCAAACGAAAATTACTCAGTTATGTGTGCCCAACATGACTATACTCCGACAAATAAAACAAAGATGGACGGAAAGGAGCAGCACCTTTACCCAAGAAAGAATTGGTCATCGTTTATGTTGTTTAATTGCAGCCATGAAGATTGTAAGACGCTTACTCCTGAATCAATCAGCGACACAAAAACTACAGGAGCACACTTACATAGGCTACAGTGGACAACAGATAATTTCATAGGCAAACTTAGTCACGAATGGAACTGGCTAGTTAGTTGGTATCATGAGCCTAAAGACGGAACTCCTAAAGCCATACATTACACCGAAGGCGGCCCGTGGTTTCCGGAATACGAAAGGTGTGAATATGCCGACCGTTACTACAAGTACCTCGCAAGATATTATGAACAACTTAGCAAAGAAATTACTTTGCAGCATCGACTAAAAGTAAATCTTGTCGAAGATACAGGATACACCAAAGACACCAAAGAAGTTCTCAACAAGGTACTTGCTTACAGAATTGACCCAGAAGCAAACTTTCTAGGTGTCAATAAAAAAGATATAGAGGAATTACTGACTATGAAAACGCCTAAAGTTGCAGCAATCGAAAGCGATTTCAATTATGATATGAAAGGAGCAGCATACGATAATTATCTTACAGCATTTGTACAAGGCAGCGACGGAGGGCAGTTAAGTAAGTACGACTTGCAGTTAACTTCTCGCACTCCGTTAGTTATCAGAGGCTTGGGAAGTAAAAGTGCATCCCAAGCCTTACAACATTGCTGGGACACCGGTCGTGAATTTTATGCTATCGACACTGGATATTTCGGGAATGAAAAATCTAAAACTTGGCACCGTATAACTAAGAATTCGCTTCAACTAACTGATCCAATTATATATCGACACGGTGATCGTATAGAAAAATTTAATTACCGATTTGAGAAGTTTACTGACGGTAGTAAGATACTAATCTGCCCGCCGAGCGGCAAAGTTATGAAATTATGGAAACAGGAAGATCCCGAGACCTGGACCAATAACGTTATATCGAAACTTAAGAAATACACCGACCGAGAAATTATAGTACGGCTGAAACCAAGTCGCAGGCACCGCGTTAGCAATCAGTCCTTACAGGCACAACTTAAAAAAGACAATATATACTGTCTGGTAACCTTTAACAGCATAGCAGCTACTGAATCACTAATGGCAGGAGTTCCTGTAATTGCACTAGGCAGTAATGCCGCGTCGGTGCTATGTAACAACAAGCTATCTGAAATTAACGATCTAAATATACCCACCGAAGAAGAAATGTGGGCTTTTGTTAAGCACCTTAGCTATGGTCAGTTTAATATAAGCGAGTTTCGTGACGGAACTGCGTGGAGAATTATAAATGAAAGTAGTGAGTTACCTCTCTTCAATCCCGCAAAGTAAACCTGCTAATCCAGATAAGCTTGCAATTTTACATAAGTTTATACAAGGTGTTAATGCAGCAGGCGACACAGGATTAACTTACCAGGGCAACGAAGTACAGTTTGCTGACGTCGGCCTTATACAAGGATGGCAACACGAAGCTGGAAAAAATGCTGCTCATTTAAAACTACGCTCGGATGTGTCGACCCAGCAACTAGCTCGTAACAAGTATTGCTGTGTTGCTGATGCTAACTTGTTTCTTTTTTCTAGCCTAACTGGCAACTCGCCTCATTATTATTTACGCTATAGCTTTAACGGAGTATTTCCCGACACCGGTGTTTACTTTGACGACAGTCCGGTAGCAGCTCGGTGGGATCAAATACAAAAAGATTTAGATATTACTATCGGGGACAATAAAATAGGAGGCAGACACATATTGTTGTGTACTCAAAGAAACGGCGGGTGGAGCATGGGACCGTACAGTATACACGACTGGCTTATTTCAACTATTGCCGAAATACGTAAATATACCGACCGGCCTATTGTAATACGCGCACATCCCGGAGACAAGCGATCCGAGCTCTACATAAAGCACTTTCGGGCAGATAGCAGCTTAATTATTAGTAACAATACCATGGATGGGGACTTGCATAACTGTCACGCAGTAGTTAATCATAACTCAAGTAGCATAGTGGGTTCGCTTATTGCAGGCTATCCTGCTTTTATTACTGACTCGCTCAGGAGTCAGTGTGCAGAAGTTGCTTCGGCTGATTTAAGCCAGATAGAAACTCCTCAAACATACGATCGCATTAAGTGGTTGCATCGCATTAGTATGTGTCATTGGAAGTTTAGTGAGCTAGAAAATGGCGACGCATGGCGCCATATGCGGAACTATGTCCAGTAATCTTCGTTGCGTGTGACCAGCATATCTTTTTGTAAAGACTTACCTGTGTTTTTACGATCACCTTTTAAATGATCAATCCATTGCCCTAGCGGACCGTTAATCAACGGATGTCCGCCACCGCCCGACTTAGCTTCTTTACTATACAAGTCAGCACTGTAGTCGAGAAAGTTTAGATCAATGGCTTTGAATTTGTCTAATATGTGACCAAACACAAATGAGTCATGCCATTCGTCTAGTGTGAAAATGCCATTCTCGGCATCTTCATAAAAGTGTTCAAACTCGGCCATAAAATCTATGCAGGTCTGCGAATTCTTGTTAAGACCGTAGAATCCACACTCGGGCCATGTCTGCGATCCTTTGCCACGGCCTACATACGTTATCCATTTATCGTCCGGAAGTAAGCTAGTAAACTGCTGTTCGCTCCAGGGCGAATGACAATAAGTATCTGCATCCATCCATACGACCCAATCAGAGTCAGCTCGCTTAAATGCGTCAAATACTGCATAAACCTTGTTGGCAAACCGGATAGCATGCCACTTAAATTCCTTGTGATGGTCTCTCGGACGCCGTTCTGGATGCGGGCATATTCCGTTTGCTTTAGGATCGTCTTTGTATTTTTCTTTAAAAGCTATTAGTTTTGGCAAAGATTCTGTTTGCTCAAGCGGGATAATATTTTCATGTCGAGGAGCATAGTGAAATCCTTCTGTGTACAAAAATAAGTCGATATTTCGATCCACGTGCTTGTCAAAGCTATCTAAGAAACGTTCTCCGTATAGATTAAAAACTGGTTCGTGAAATGTTGATACTACCGTAATAGCTGCCATGGTATAAAATTCCTGTTAAATACTGTATGAGTATTTACATATGAGATTTAGTTTGTTCACCGATCATGGCGCACTTAATAGCAAGCCTGTTTTCGAGGCATTTGCGCAAGGTGCAAGGAAGCTCGGTCACCGCGTGGTCTACAACTCAACGCACGCAGATGTTTTTGTTATTTGGAGCGTGCTTTGGAAAGGCCGCATGCAACAAAACAAGGTTATTTGGGATCATGCAATAGAACACAACAAGCCAATTATTCCTCTCGAAGTAGGTGGATTATATCGCGGCACTACATGGAAGATCGGCCTTGGCGGAATCGGCAGAGAAGCATATTTTGGCCCGACCGGAAACGACGCAGCTCGAGCAAATCACTTAGGCTTAGAGCTTCGGGTGTGGCAGCCGAATATAGAAGACGGTGATATTATTATATGCGGGCAGAATCCGCATAGCCAACAATGGGACGGAATGCCAACCTTAACTAATTGGGTACTAAACACCCTTGGAACTTTGCGCAAACACACTAACCGCCGCATTATTGTACGTCCGCACCCGCGTGCAAGTATGTCCGGACTGCAACATAACTTCGATAATGTTTTGTTCTTAGATCCAACTTACGTGCAAGGCACCTATGACGACTTTGACTTTTCAGTAACTGACAAATATGCTATCATAAGTTGGAGTTCTAATCCTGCTACCCAAGCAGTCATTGCCGGAGTGCCGGCATTTGTTGGCCCTAACAGCCTTGCATACGACGTAGCTAATACAGACCTAACGGCGATCAATAATCCTCTTATGCCGGATAGGACACAATGGTTAAATGACATTGCTTACACCGAATGGACAGCAAGTGAAATTGCTCAAGGTCTTCCATTACAACGATTGACAAATCGCCTCGAATCTGTTATAATATAACAATACAATGAGGTGTCCATGATCAATTCTATCGAAGACTTACTAATGGAAGTAAGTAGTATTACTGACTATACTAAGCACAAATTTAAAATAACAGAATCAGATGCAAAGCTATTGTCAAGCTTGGCTAAACAAGTCGGTCGCGATTTAGCTCTCACTGACCGACAATACCAGCTAGCTCTGTCTAAGCTATCGGAGATGCGAAGCCAGTTTGAAGAAGCAGGAATTGCCTTTCAAGCAGCTCTTGAAAACATAGACTTAGGCATACGCACAATTGATAGATCAAAATGGGTACGTATTGCAGAAGGCTCTGACATCAGTAAAGAAACTGGTCAGAAAATGTACATGCAATCGCGAAAATTTAGCAAGGTATCAGAAGACATAGAAAATACCAGATATATCGGCATTCGCTTTAATTTTAACAAAAATCTAATTAAGATAATTGAAAAATTACGAGCGGCACCTAGTATAATAAGCGGAAATACGCGCTACTATCCTTACACTGAATCTAACATAGCAATGATCATGGAAGTAGTTGCTGGTAGAAATTTTGAGATTGACGACGAAATACTCGCTGCGCACACACTAATAAAACAGTTTGAAGAAAATCGAGAAAGTCTTGTACCGGGCGTTTATAACCAGGCTATACACAATGTAAGAGATAGCACTAAACTTGCATTGGTTGA